ATCCCCTACGGATAGACTGCTACTGGATAGCGACCACCATGGCTCGTAGCGGGCCGGGTCGTACAGGTACTGATCCAGGGTCACGCCGTGGCCCTTGAGGTACAGGGCGACGTAGCGGTCGGCGTAGTACTCCAGGTACTCATCGGGATAGGTTGTCATTGTCATTCCCCCTGTTGGCGGGCCAGGTAGGCCCGCGCTTCTGCTGCCGTGACGGGCCGGGCCAGCGCCCGGATCGACTCGGCGTCGTGGTCGTGATCGGTGTCGCAGGCGGTGGCCTCCACACGCTCGACGGCGATGCGCGCGGCTTCCTCCTCGTTGTGGGCGGCCACCATCACGGTGCGGCTCTCGCGCTCGGTCACGGCGTAGGCCACCTCGACCTCGTAAGCGCGCAGCGGCTTGTCCAGCGGCACCATCACCGGCGTGGCGCCATCGAACAGATCAGGATGCAGCGGACCGGGAATCACCAGGGGCGCATTCATGCCTCACCCCCAAGGTCTTGCCAGGCGTCGCGGATATGCGCGGCACTGGGGCGGGCGGTGCCGGTGGCGGCGGCGAACATCGACGCCAGGCGCAGGGTCTGCGACAGGCCGCGCAGGGCGCCAGGGCGGCGGCCGATGCCCAGGCAGAGCTGGCGGGCTTCCTTGTCCTGGATCTGCCAGGCGTCCAGCAGCGCCACCACGTCGGCGTCCTTGGCGCGCGACAGGCGCACCCGCTTGGCCACGCGGCTGAACAGTTGCGCAAAGCCCACCGAGCGACTGCCGCCGGTCAACTGGCTGTAGACGATCTCGTTGCCGACCAGGGCAAGGCCGATACCGGCGGCATCGTGAATGGAGCGGATGGCGTCCAGGGCGCGGTGGGTCAGGTGTTGGGCCTCGTCGATCACCAGCAGGCCGCGCGTCTCGCGCACCCGCTCGATGATGTTGGCCTCGATCACGTGCACGGCCCCGGTGGCGCGGATGCCCAGCACCTGGGCGATGCGGGTCAGGATCGGCCCCGGCGCGGACACGGCCGGCGTGGCGGTAACCACCCAGACGTTGGGGGCCTGCTGGCGGTACCGGGCGATGGTGGTGGTCTTGCCGACCCCGGCACCGCCGTAGACCACCGACACCGCCTCGGCCATCTGGCTGAACGACAGCGCAGACAGCACGGCGCGGGCGGTGGGCGTCTCCACCCACTCGGGGGCGGTGGGCATCTGGCCTTCCAGTGCGGTGGCGGCCTGTCGGCTGTCCAGCCAGCGGCGGATGCTCTCCTCGACGGCGGCCACATTGCCCTTGTAAACGCCGTTCAGCCACTGGCTAAGCCGGGCCTTACCCACGCCGGCCAGTTGCGACAGCGCCGTCTGCGACAGCTCCTCGCCCTCCATGATCTGGCGCACTTCGCTGATCAGCGCCTCGTCGTGGGCGTTGCGGGGCTTGGTGTTGAACTGGGTTACGTTGTCGGTCATTTGCTATACTCCACTCGCGTGATGAAGGGCCACTCGGCCCGCCTTTCGGCCCTGGGCTCCACCCCAGGGCCAACCTTTCAAATCTGTCGCTTCTTCCAGCCGTCCATCCGACTCAAGATGAAGTCGTCGAAGCTGTGCCGCTCGGCCGGTGATGGCTCGTCGTCCGCACCGGGCACCACGTCGCTGCCGGCCACCCGCTTGCGCTCGCCGAAAGATCCGCGCACCACATCGGTCTGCAGCGGGGCGCTGTCCTCGGGGGTGGGCTCGGGGGTGTACTCCAGCGCCTCCAGGTCGCTCATGCGCTTCTCGGCGGCGGCCTGGGCCTTGGCGGCCTTTACGCGCTGGGTGCGGTTGCGCGCCCATTCGCGGGCCGCGCTGGTGTCGCCGAAGCCCACGGCGAACAGGCACTCGGCCTCGCCGATGTAGCGGCCGTCCGGCTGATAGACGTGCACCGCCTGGTGCAGGGCGTCCGGGTCGAAGCGCACCACCACCTTGCGGCCGATGTGGGGAATCAGGGCGTCGCTGCCGTAGCGGTTCTTGCCGTTGGGGCCGCTGCCCACGGTCAGCGAGATGCTGCTGTCGCGCTGCACGGTCACCGCCTCGGCGGCCAGCAGCCACATGCGACGCTGCGCGGCGGTGGGCCGGCGGATGCGGTCGGCGTTGCGCTGGTAGCTCTCCTCGAACGCCTCGCCGAAGCTCAGGCGGCCGTCGCAGATCTCGGTCTTGCGGCCTTCCTGCTCGTTCCACATGCGGATGGCGTCGGCCAGCTCGCGGCAGAACTCGTCGAAGGGGATGGCCGCCTCGCCGTAGTTCTCCGGCTTGGCGGTGGGGTTGGGGCCGGTGTAGGCACCCTGGAAGGCGCGGCGCTTGTCCACGTACTCGCCCAGGCCGCCCACGCCGAACGCACGCTCCACGGGTTTCGCCTGGCCGTGACCCTTGCCCTTGAACACACTGGTCCAGTGGATCTGGATACCCAGTTGCGGCATCAGACCCATCGGGTCTTCTTCCTTGACCTTGAAGCGGTAGCGATTCTTGACGCCGCCGGTCATCCACTTGTTGGCCGCCGCGCGGGTGTTGTCGATGGTGGCGTGCTCGGGGATGCCGTATCGCTCCAGCACGTCGCCCAGGGCCAGGCGGATCATGTCGGTGTGCTCGGTGCGGTCGGTCCTGAAACCCACGATCCGGCGGCTGTATACGTCCTGCCAGAACCAGGTCTTGGGGCGGTCGATGGTGCCGTCGGGGAACTTGACGAACACGTTGTGCTTGTAGCCGTCGCCGTTGATCCAGTAGAGCGCGTGCAGGTCGCGCACGGTGCGCTGCTGGGCGGGGTACAGACGGGTCAGCGCTTCCTCGCCTTCGCGCATCAGCACCCGCGTGGTGACCGGGATCTGGTTGGCACGGCGGGTGATGGTGCGCTTACTGGGCAGCTTCCAGCCGTTTTTCTTCGCGGCCTCTCTGGTCCACTGGTAGCAGGCGGCGATGCTGGGCGCCTCGGGGCGCAGGTACTCGGCCTTGAAGTACTCCCACGCCTCGTCGGTGATTTCGGCGGCGCCGCTGCGTCCGCTGTAGCGCGGCAGCAGCGCGGCCAGCCAGTCGGACTTGTCCACGCCCTTGATCTCGCCCAGCCAGCGGTACACGGTCGAGCGCCCCTCGCCGAACGCCTTGGCCGTCTCGGCCACCGCCTTGGAGCGCCCGGTACCGCTCGCCGCCAGGTGCTCGACCGCCTGCACCACCTTCAGCTTGCGCACCGCCTCGTCCTTCATGGTCTGCGGGGCGCGCTCGAACACGGCCCACAGCCCCTCGCGATCCACCACGGTCGGCGTCACGCTCGGGCGGCGCGGTCGGCTCACGGTGGCCGGTGCCGGCTCGGCATCCTTCAGCAGCGCGGCCTGGGTCTCGACCGGCAGCGCGGCGAATGCGTACTCACGCCCACCGCCCCGGCCGGACCGCGCGCGGCTCTCCCAGCCCTCGCGCTTGGCTTTCGCCGTGACGTTCTGCGGCGTGCCAGGCATGCCAGGCAGGCCCGCCAATTCCTTGGGGGTGTACCACTCGCGACTCATGACCGGACCCCCGCGCCAATGGCTTGCTGTGTCATTGGTCGTTACCTCCGAACAGGGCCAGCTCCGGGGCGTCGTGCTTGCGCACGTTTTCCCGGTGGCCGGCCAGTTGCTCCATCGCACGGGTAACCCCGTGCAGTACCTCGGCCGTGTCGGCATCGCCGCGATAGAAGCGGGTCAGCAGCGACACGGCTTGAGAAAACGGCAACGGAGTCAGTCTCATGCGGCTTTCCTGTCCGCTTCATCGCGACACCCTTTGCGGGTATCCTTGTCCTGGTAGCGGCTCGGCCAGATCTCGGCCGGGTCCACGCCAATCGCCTCGGCGATCAGGCGCTCGCCTTTCGGCCACGGCCGGGCCAGCGCCGTCGTCAGGGTGGTGGGCGAGGAATAACCGTGATGCGTCGCCAGCTTGCGAAGCGACCAGCCGGCCTTGCGAAGTTCCGCGACGATGTCCGCGCGATGCCAGTCTTGAGGGCTGGCTTTTTTAGGCTTGCTGCGTTCAGCCATGTTCTAAAGCTCCATGGTGCGTGTGTGTTCGCTCATGTTGGAAAGATTAGCACCAGAGAGAGCGTAAGGTCAAACCATAGAGAGACATTCAAGTTTAAATCTGCACCCAGGAGCTAGCGACATGGCGAGAACACCCAATAAAACAAGGGCTTAGAGATATGTTGAACGCTGAAGACAAAC